CTTGACAACAACCCATAACCGTGCCCGTTGGAGAACCTGGGCTTAGCTGCGCGCATGCACTCTCCCTTTATAGTCCACCATATACTGGACCTGTGTTAATAAATAACGGAATTAATACATGGGTTTACAGGAATGGACTATTTAGTGTAGTGGGACCAACTGGCAAAGGTTGTAACCCTCTCCTGAAAAAATTCTGTCTCGAGTGCTGGTTTGAGTTGATCAGTACTTTAAATAACTAACTTGCTAAAAACTTTAATGTTTATCACGCGACTTGTCCGTTCGCGATCAATGATAAAGGACAAATCTCCTTGCCCGATCAACGATTTGAATTAATCCCCGGATTCTTATCGTCCGAGCTATTATTTACTGGAGGGGAACGTTCTGAAAATTTGACGCCTTCAGAATATGAACTCAAAGTCTACCCCTGCTCGGGGAAAACGATCAAAAGTGCGATCAATCAAGGTGCTGCCAAAAGAAAGAAGAAGATCAAGGCCGCCAAAGTGAAAAAGGATAGGAAATTAATCTGGAAGAAAATTGATGAGGTGAAGTATGACGGTGACGTTCCACAACCCCTATCCAACGAAGCTATGATTGAATTGAAGGAGGCCGAGTGCCCGCCTCCCGATCCACTTGATGATTATAACGAGATTGAACGTGTAGAACACAAGACTACCAACGGCTTACCCCACCATCCTGGCTGGGTTTGGGCTGTTAACGAGTTTGTGCTTGTGTCCAACATTAAAAAACTCGTTTATGTGAGAAATGGCGACACAATTGATATAGATGCGCGCGTTAAAATCAATTTGGTCAATATTACTGTCTCCGGTAAGTTCCCCATTTGGAACCGTTCCGGTAGTTATTGTGACATCACCACAGACAACTTGTTTGTGTGTGTGCGTCCTATTAACATCGGTAAGGCAACTTTGTTACCTGTATTTGCTTACCAAGACGGAGACAATTTCGCACGTTTAGAGTGCTCCGTGATGGCTGGTGCGCGAAAGCTCGTCGAAATGAAATTATTTGACGATGCCGCAACTCACAACCACATCAAGACCCACTATAAACGATTCCATCCTGATTACGCCCAATTGGATTCTGATATTACCGTTTGGATGCGTAGTCAACGTTTTGTCGACATGATCGATCAATTCGCCACTAAGAAATACGAATCGTTTCGGGACCGGAGCTTGGCATTCCTGGAAATAAACGCAGCAAGGCGTGGTGTCTCCAGGGAAGCTTTACTATGGGAGCTAGATCGTAGGGTACGAAGTATCAAACTGACTAAGTTGGCTTTTGATGCCTTGTACACTGTTGTTCCACTCGCAACTGCGCCCTTCTTAGGGATCGCCTTCTCGACAGTCTTATCCCTCCTTGGTACTACCTATCGAACCATTAATCCGAAACCGAGAAATTATGAAAACGAAGCATTGTTAGAAATGCTTAATAACGTACCGAAATTTAACCCCAAGATTACTGCATGTTCGAAGATGTCCATCCTAACTAGTATCACGGAGCAATCCCGACTTGACATTCCATTGGAACCGTCTGTGAAATTGAGAACTGACTATACACCGGTCAATGTCTCAGACTTCACTCCGGCCCATGTGGATGTTTATGGCGCTACCATCAATGGTCCTGTAGTATACCCCGATAATGGTCCCTCAAACCTCGAAGCCGCTTTAAAAATGCGTATGGCTAAGAAACGTAGGATTGATGTCAGTAGGGCTAATTCGTTAAAAGCTAATTCAAAACGCTTAATTGACCAATTACCCATGTTTGATGTCTCCGTTGCGGAACCTGAGAATTTCCTGGTACAACATTATGGTCCAAAACGGGCTGCTGAACTTATTCCACTTATTAACGAAGAGTTGGAGAAGATCGACGCCTGGTCTGAATTTTTTGTAAAGAAGGAAGCTTACGTCGGGAAGAGCCCTGATAACTTCAAGGCCCGTATGATTTGGAAACGTTCGAACAAAATTGTTGCTAAATTTGCTGCTAATTTTAACAAATTATCTAAGCTATTAACCAACCATTTTGACAGATACTCGAACATTTTTTATACAAATTGTGCTCGTCCTGATGATCTGGGGGCTTTTGCAGAAAGAATAGACGCAACCAACTATATCATTGATGAGGCTGACGTCAGTTCCTGGGATGGTGCCCTAAATAAGCACTTCCTGGAAATTGAGGAATACTTCATACGTACTAAGACCAAAGGTTGGCCCGATGACATCACATTTTTGTTGGATAACTGGACCAATGTCTCAGGACGTGATAGAAAACGCAACATCGAGATTATAATGGATTACGCCCGTCGGTCGGGAGACTTGTGGACTAGTTCATTCAACTCGTTACAAAATATCTTAATGGTTATGTGGGTTTATGGTTTTGAGTGGGATAGTGATTTCCTTATGTTAGTGCTCGGCGATGACAACGTCGTAGGACACAACAAGCCAGAAATCAAACCGAATGAGGTCACTGAAGATTATGACTCAGTCGGTATGAAACTCACATTGAGTAGACATCACTCGATGTCCAATGTGGGTTACTGTTCTGGCCGATTTTGGAAGGTAGACGGTGTGTATAAATGGGGAAACAACCCATTTCGTTTATTGGCCAAATTAGGATTCAATCACCATAATCACCCGGCCAAGCGTTTTAAAGCCTTGTTATATGGCATTGCAAAAGGTAATCTTTGTGGTTGTGGTCATGTACCAATAGTTGGCGCCTTTATGCGCGCCATTGTTGCTACATCGGAAGATAAAGGTCTAAAAGCCTATTACGACAATCGTGACCAAAACCCACACCGTATTACAGGTGGTACAGTGTCTTACCCCGGATTAGACACTTACCAACAGTTTTGTGATACATATGGGTTCAATATCGATGTGATATTTGAGTTGGAGGAATGGATCGAATGTAATATAAGCATTGATTCCTTCCCCATGCGTCTTGATGATGAATTGTTCATCACTGGTATGCAACGTGAACTCAATTTGGAGATTGAGGACATGTACAATGATAACATCGTGATTGACGACGAAACCCATGATTCTAATTACTATTTAAGTAAACATTATCAGGTTTCAGTCGCACCCAGAGTTGAAGAAGTGGCCAAATTACAGAACGTAAAATCGTTTGGTGAGGCCATAGCCAATGCTTACGCATTTGGTCTTGAGGAAGATCAGTTGATTGGTTCCACCAGCCATCGGTATCTACACATGTTGTTTACCGCTGTCTCCTACTATAATCTCAAACTGGGTATTGAATTTCATCGTACGTATAACAGAATGGCTTATCGATTGGGCCAGCACACTGCTGCCAGGAAAGGTAAACGAGGTAAGGGTAAGAAGAAGAAGAAGGGAGGTGGTAGCAAGGCCTCCTTCAAGAAAACCCTCGGATCAATCTTGGAGCATGGTGCTTCTGCAGCTGGTGGTTATTTCGGTGGGGCTCCCGGTGCCGCGTTAGGCAAAGGAGCGGCACAGTTGTTCAACAACATAACTGGTATGGGTGATTACGAAGTTTCATCCAACACCATCATGTCTGACAACGCCCCCGTCACGATGCACGGAGAGAACGGTGGCTCTGTTCGTGTTCGACACACCGAATACATCACTAGTGTTAACAGCTCGATCCCATTCGAACTTCAAACATACAATATCAACCCTGGCCTATCCAACACGTTCCCTTGGCTTTCTAATATCGCCCAGGGATTTCAAACGTGTCGGATTCGTGGTATGGTCGTCATGTACAAACCCTTGTCAGCGATGTCAGTTGGGTCTACGATAACTTCACTTGGAGTTGTTGTTATAGCTACTCAATATGACGTAGACGCTCCTGAGTTCCTCTCCAGACGTGAGATGGAAGCTTACATGTACACTACATCCACCGTGCCCTTCGAACACATGATACATCCAATTGAATGTGATCCTAGTACCAAGGTACTAGAAGAACAGTATATCAGATATGGTAATGTTGATCAGGACAAACGTTGGAATGACCTAGGTCGTTTCTCAGTTGCCGTCGAAGGGTGTCAGGCCAATGGACATGAAATTGGTGAATTGTGGGTCTCCTATGACATAGAGTTGTGCAAACCAAAGATCTTGAATTCCGGGTATTCCACTGCTCAATACTGTCATATCGGATCCGGTCCCTTCACCAATACTGACGTCCTCGGAGCAATCCAATTGCCTGTGACTGGTAATCTTGAAGGATTTGTGTCCAACGTTGATGGGGGCTGGGATACCTTCAATTTCCCACCCCAGCTTGAATACGGATATTTCTTTGTGGCCGCAGTTTGGAACGGAAACGCAACGGGTTCAATGGCTTTGAACCCGATCGAATCCGGATGCGTCCGGCGTCTTTATTTCTCCCTTGATACCTCCAGTGAAACGATGACCGATTTTACTAATGCCAATGCGCGTATGTTCTACACGGCCACTGTCGAAGTAACTGGCAAGAATGCCAACATTAGATTTGGTAACGGTTTCACTGGCCCTGCATCTGGTACCACTATGGACCTATGGGTTATGCAAATAGGGCCTGAGGAAGTCTCGACCGCGGTATCGGTTTTGAGACAAATGTACG